CAGATCAGCCGCAAGACCATCGAAACTTCGGGCACTCTCGAAGCTGTCGATAAGGCTGGTATGCGTTCGTACCTCGCTTACGAACTCGCTAAGGCGGCTTCGGAACTGAAGCGCGACATGGAAGCTACGCTGACCTCGAACTCCATCGCGGTTGCTGGCGACAACACGACTGCCCGTAAGACGGCTGGTCTTGGTGGCTGGCTCATCACGAACAGCTTCTCGGGCGCTGGCACGACGGCTTCGGCTCCTGTCATGTCTTCCGGTGCTGGCAACCTCAACGGCTACCCCGCTACGGCAGCTGTTGCTGGTACGGCTCGCGCCTTCACTGAAACCATCCTGAAGCAGGTCATTCAGGCTGTGTGGACTCAGGGTGGCGATCCCAAGGTTCTCATGGTTGGCCCCTTCAACAAGGGCGTTGTGTCGGGCTTCACCGGCATCGCGACTCGCTTCCGTGACGTTCCGGCAGGCAAGCAGGCTGAAATCATCGGCGCGGCTGACGTTTATGTGTCCGACTTCGGCACTGTGAACGTTGTCCCGAACCGCTTCCAGCCGGAAGGCAATGCTTACATCGTTGATCCGGAATACGCTGCTGTTGGCTACCTCCGTAACTTCCGCACGGAAGTTCTGGCGAAGACCGGTGACGCTGAGAAGCGCATGATCATCGTGGAATACGGCCTCAAGGTCCGTACCCAGAAGGCTCACGGCGTTGCCCGCGACCTGACAACTTCGTAAGATAATAATTAGAGTGGGGCTTCGGCCCCACTCTTCCTTCTAAGGGGAGAGATTATGCGGAAACTTCTAGATTATGATCCCGGCACGCGGATCAGCCACGTTTTCCATTACGACGAGGCGACAGATCAGGTTGAGATCACTGCTGAACAGCAGTTTGATGACATCCTTGAAATGAATAAGGCGCTCTACAATCGCGATCACGGCAAGCATGGTGATTGGACCCATGTTGCCCAGATTCCGCTGGTTGTTTTGCAGGAATTGAAGAAGCAGGGAATCCTTCACGACAACGTGGCTATGAAGCGTTGGTTGAATGATCCTCAGAATCGTTTCTTCCGTACGCGCCCTGGTACAGTCTGATGAAGGTCGCAATCTGTACCCCAAGCCGTGACATGGTTCACGCATCGTTTGCTTTTGATCTTGCCAACCTTGTTGGCTATTCGGTCAAGAAAGGCATCCAGATCGGCGTTTATAACGCCACAGGCACTCTGATTGCAGATCAGCGTGTCAATCTCGCAAAAGAGGCAGTCGCAGCCAAGGCTGACTATATTCTTTGGCTGGACACCGATATGCGCTTCCCCAAAGACGCCCTTGAGCGTCTTTTGGCGCATAAAAAGGACTTGGTTGGCGCTAACTACACGACCCGCGCTTTGCCAGTAGAGCCGGTGGCGTTTCACTTCGAAGATAACGTCTGGACCCGCGTCCCGACGCTTCCAGAAAGCAAGGGCTTGCAGGAAGTTTCTGGCTCCGGCTTCGGTGTTATGCTAACCTCTGCGAAGGTTTTTAAGGCGATGCCAGACCCCTGGTTTCTTATCGCCTATTCTACGGTGAACGGTGTCTTCCACGGAGAAGACCTCTATTTCTGCATGAAAGCAGAGTCGATTGGCTTCAAAACCCATATTGACCACGATCTTTCAAAGGAAGTTCGCCATATCGGAAGCTTCGAGTTTCGGCATGAGCATGTCGATCCTGCTGAGGAGACGGCCTAATGGCCTTGGCAACGTATTCAGACCTGAAATCAACGATTGCGGACTACCTCAATCGTGCGGATTTAACGTCGGTCATTCCGACATTCATTACGCTTGCCGAAGCTAAGTTCAACCGTGAGCTGCGCCTTCGCGATATGCTGAGCCGTGCTCAAGCGACATCTCAAAATGAGTTTGTTGCTCTTCCTTCTGACTTTCTGGAAGCTTATCTTTTAGAGCTAAATATGACCAATATTGCGCCTCAACAGGCGCTTGCTTTTGTTGGTCCTAATGAAGCTAAAGCTCTTAAGGCAAATAAGATCATCAATAAGGTGCGTTACTTTACGTTGATTGATGGCGCTTTTGAGCTTCTTCCTGCTCCGACATATAACGTCGATCTGCTTTTGACGTATTATGCCAAGATTCCGGCCCTGTCTGATTCCCAGACAACAAATTGGCTCATGACCAAATCTCCTGACCTTTATCTTTATTCTTCTCTTCTGGAGGCAACTCCTTATCTGAAGAATGATGAGCGTGTTCAGATTTGGGCTGCTGCTCGTCAGCAAGTCATGGATGCCATGAATATCGAGAGCGAACGCTCAATGCGTCAAACCACCCAGCTTGCTGCGCGTCGTAGAGGATTTGGACTCTAATGCCATTTACTTCCTATACCGACAATAAGCTAATCGACCATTTGCTTGGAAGCGGCACATATACAAAGCCAGCATCCAAATATGTGGCGCTGTATGTGGGCGATCCTATGGGTAGTGGGACAGAAGTATCTACTTCTGGAACAGCATATAGCCGTCAATCTGGTTCTTTTACGATTTCGGGCGGCACTGCTACAAATTCTGCAAATATTGAGTATTCAGCAGCAACAACAAGCTGGGGAACAATCAATTACGTTGCGATTTATGACGCCTCAACAGGCGGCAACATGCTTGTTTCTGCCGCTCTTACTTCGGCTAAAACAATCGGATCGGGCGATGTGCTTCGTATCCCGACAAGCCAACTCTCAGTTACTTTGACCTAGGGAACATAAAATGTCCGTCACCTATTCTTCGACTCTCAAAGACAACCGTATGCAATTGGTTGCTGATCTGATTGCTGGAAAGACCGCTGCCTCCTCTACTGGTTCTGCTACGGCTGGCTCGTTGGTTATTGGCACATCTGCTCTGTCTGGCGCGACGGGTGTCCTCGCAACCATTACCCTTAGCGCAACTCCTGGCACAGTTAGCAGCAACGTCTTTACGTTGTCTGGTGTTCCATTGTCTGCAACGGCTTCTGCAACTGGAACGGCAGCAAAAGCTGAATTTCGTAACAATGCTGGAACCGTGATCGTAAGTGGATTGACTGTCGGCACAAGCGGCTCTGACATTACAATCAATGCCACGGCTATTTCTTCTGGGCAGACTGTTCAGGTGACAAGCGGAACTATTACCCACGGGTAAAATAAATGGCAACGTCTAACGGGCAATATGGCTCTGGAGCCTATGGCGTTGCTGCATATGGCGTAACGACATTTAATGCCTCTTTGGCAGCTACAGAAGCGGCTGATACCGCTGTTGTAGCTGCTAGAATTATTGCGTCTGCCTCGTTGTCTGCTACAGAAGCCGCAGATACTGCTTCTGCTACTGTAACTTCAACGACAATTGCTTCCCTTGCTGTTACAGAGTCGCCAGATACTGCCTCTGTTATAGTTAACGCCCTTACCCAAATTCAACTTGCAACAACAGAATCGCCAGATGTGGCGGCTGTTTCAGCAAATACATATTGGTCTTTGGTTCTTTCTGCCGTTGAAAGTGCAGATACAGCCTCTGTTACGGTTACATCCACAACTAAAGCCTCGCTGGCGGTTACTGAGACTCCAGACAATGACAACACCGTGGTGGTCGTTACCACGGATATGACATTAAGTGCTGTAGAAGCGCCAGATTCGGTTTCTGTGACTGTTTCGGCCAAAACAATAGCTACCCTTGCCGCGACTGAGGCGCAGGATTTGGCGGTTGTTACAGTTAATGCACTTACTCAAATTCAGGTAAATGCAACTGAAGCTCAGGATACGGCAAATTTTGTCGTAAAAACAACTTACGACATCAGCGCATCAGCTACCTCTGTTTCCTCAACCACAGTCGACGCCAGGGTCGTATACCTTGTCTCTGGTGCGACAAATGTGGTATCAATTTCATCTGGAAGTGCCGTCCTTGTCTATTCTGCGGCGGCAAGTACGGTTTCTGCCTCTTCGGCAAGTGCAACGGCTAGGTTCCTTTGGGAGCCTGAAGCTGGACCTAGCGGCAACTGGGCAGACCAGACCGTGCCAAGCCAATCTTGGAACACTTTAACAAACAATCCTGGATCGTGGGCTAAAATCCCGTCCAGATCGGACATATGGACACCTTCACCTCCGGTGAGCGGAAATTGGCAAAGGGCAGCTTAAAATGGCCGATTCATTTACAACGAACCTCAATCTGACGAAGCCTGAAGTTGGTGCTTCGACGGACACTTGGGGCACGAAGCTCAACACAGACCTCGACACGCTTGATGGTGTTTTCAAGGGCGACGGCACGGGCACGTCGGTTGGCCTGAACGTCGGTTCGGGCAAGACGCTTGCTGTTGCCGGTACGATTTCCGGTGCTGGTTTTAGCACCTACCTTGCTTCACCTCCCGCAATTGGTGGATCATCAGCAACTGCCGGTACTTTTACGGCGCTTTCCGGGACAACTTCTGTTACAACGCCAATCGTAAAATCTGGAACATCTCTGACGTTCCAGACCAATGGCACGACGACTGCCATGACGGTTGATACGAGCCAGAATGTAGGGATTGGGACGACTTCGCCAGCCTATAAATTAGACATCAACGGAACCACACGATTTGGCGCAACAGGTGCGGCGGTCCTTGCTGGCGTTGGTGGTGCTTTTGCGGGTGGTCAGGGAGAGCTTTATACGATCTCCACCAATTCCATGGGTATTGGAACGACTGGCGCTGCCGCGTTCAAAATATACACAAATTCCGTTGAAGCCGCCCGCATCGACACCTCCGGCAACGTAGGGATTGGGACGAGTTCACCAGCGACAAGCAACGGCAATGTTGGCCGTATTATGCAAGTAGCTGCTTCTGGTAATACAAGCGCAGCTATCGTTGCATCTAGCGCAGGAACTGGTTTAGATAATGCTGGCGTTTTTGAAGCACGGGCAACGGCCCAAAGCTCTGGTTCTGATCGGCTTGGTCAAATTTACTTTGGCCGTGAAAATACCAGCACTACGGCTCTAAGCTCTTATGTTGCTATTGCAAATTCTGGTTCTGGCACTTTTTCCGAACGCATGCGCATCGACAGCAGCGGCAATTTTGCTATTGGAACAACCAGTGCAGCATATAAACTTACATTAAATCAAGGAACATCGACGGCTTTCGGTATTACAAAGTCTGGAACTGGTGGCTGGTGCCGTGAAAATTACATAGTTTCAAGTTCTGGAACTTATTATTTCGATTACTTTGGTGTGTATGGATCAGGGTCTCAACTCGGTTACATCTCATCAAACGGAACAACAATGACATACGGCACATCATCCGATGTGCGTATGAAAGATAATATCGGTGATGCACCATCTGCACTTGGTGATCTCAGCGCGGTCCAAATCCGTTCTTTCGACTGGAAATCTGATGGGACACATCAGAAGTACGGCGTTATTGCGCAAGAACTCATCGAAGTTGTGCCAGAAGCGGTTCAGAAGGGGCAAACAGAAGAAGACATGTGGGGTGTTGGTTACGCCAATCTTGTCCCTATGCTCATCAAGGCAGTGCAGGAACTCAAAGCAGAAATCGACGCGCTCAAAGGAGCTAAATAATGGCTATCACTTACACATGGTCTTTCCCGCAGTTTGACGTTGCCAAGGCTGAAGACGGCCTGACCGATGTCGTGAAGACAATCCATTGGCGCTATGACGCGACGGATGGCAAAGTCTCTTGCGGCTGCTACGGCACGGTTGGCCTTGATGCGCCTAATCCGTCTGAGTTTACGCCTTACTCGGCTTTGACGGCTGATTGGTGCATCACGGTTTGCTCTTCCAAGCTCGATATGACTGAGATCAACCAGAAGCTCGAAGACCAGATTGCGCTTCTTAACAATCCTCCGGTGGTGCCGATGGTTCCCCCGTTCGCTGCGATGTAAAATATGGACACCCAAACTCTTATCAACGTCGGTCTTGGCATTATCTTAACCGGTGTTGGCTGGTTTGCGCGTCAAATTTGGGAAGCTACGCAGAAGTTGCAGGAAGACCTTCACAAGATTGAAGTCGATCTTCCTACAAGCTACGTCCAAAAGAGTGATTACTCAGAAACGATGAAGCGGATCGAAATTATGTTTGAGCGCATCTTCGATAAGCTTGAGCAGAAGGCAGATCGATGAGTACGACAGAAGAGAAGCAGGAAAAGATTGCTCTTGAGATGGCCGCTTCGGCAAGCAAGGGCGCTTTGGTTGAGAAGATCACCTTTGCTGGTATTCCGATTCTGTTCTCTTGCGTTGTGTATCTCATGAACGCTCTGTCTAGCGCCAACAATGAGATCATCCAGATAAAGTCAAAGATTGCAGTCGTTGTAAATGCCGACAACAAGGCCATCCCTCCGCAGGGCACAACGATTGATATGGCGCAGATTCGTGAACAGTTGAACGACAAGATTGATAAAGTAGAGCGAGATGCAGCCTTGGCTCGCGCAGCTATGACTTTAGACCGTGAAAAATCTATGGCTGCTATAGAAAAGAGCCGCTTGGACATGGCAGCAGACGCAGCTCAGGCTAGGTCTGCAATTCGCTACGATATGTTGAAGGGGCTTTCCGATCTTGATAAGAGATTGGCACTGATCGAACAGAAGAAATAATGGACCCACTACTTACTACAAAGGTTATAATGATCGCATGGATGCTGGACATTAAAACACTCAAGGTCCACTACTTCATGCCAATGATCGTAAAGACCAATGAAGAAGAGTGCAGGGAAGCATTGCAGGATATTAGAGAAGTTCATAAGCGCGGATATAACTACAACTTGGTTATTCGCGGCGCTTGTTTACCAGCAGGATAAGAAATGTCTACATCATTGTACGAAGACCTCTGCGCCCTAGCTCCTCGCGCTAAGAAAGAACTTCTCAAGAAGCTGGCTAAGTCTGCGCCTGATGTTTTTCCGGCTTACGGCATTAATACAGCTCTCCGTGAAGCTCATTTCTGGGCGCAAGCCGCGCATGAGACAGGCGGCTTCAAATATATGTTTGAAATCTGGGGTCCGACGGACGTTCAAAAGCGTTACGAAGGACGTAAAGACCTTGGAAACACTGAAACTGGTGATGGTTTTAAGTACCGTGGTCGCGGCATCTTCCAGCTTACTGGCAGAGCAAACTATAAGAAATATGGTGATCTGCTTGAGCTTGATCTAGTTGCAAATCCTGATCTCGCAGCAGAGCCGGAAACGGCTTTGCGTATTGCTTGCGAGTATTGGAAGTCGCGTAAAATTAACGATTGCGCCGATAAGGATGACATCGTTGCTGTAACAAAGAAGATCAATGGCGGCACAAACGGCATTGCTGATCGTCGTACTTGCTTGTCTGTCGCAAAGAAGATGTGGGCTGACAATTATGAATCCGACATGGTTCCTGTGCCAAAAATTGAAAAGACAATGGTGGAGAGCAAACAAGGCAATGCGGCTTTGGTTACTGGCGCTCTCGGTGGTGTTGCGGCAGCAAAAGAGGTCGTGGCTCAGGCTCAAGAAGCGTCTGACCTTTTCGGGACAGTCTTGGGGCTCTTGAAAAACACACAGTTTTTGATGATGGCTGCTATTGTTTTGGCTGGTTCTGCTATTTGGTTCTGGCGTAAAAAGCATCTTGAAGAACACGGAATCTAATAATGGCTTTTGTTCCCGTTCAGCTTCCTCCAGGTTTGGAGCGCAATAACACTCCCTACGACACTCCTGGTCGTTTCTGGGACATGAGTCTTGTGCGCTGGCAGTCTGGGTCGGTTTTCCCGATCAAGGGTTGGGAACGGCTGACAACTTCGCCGCTTGACTCAGCTGTGCGAAAAATTCACGTTCACCGAACCAATGATAATACTCGTATGGTTCTGGTTGGTACGGATAATAAGCTTTACGTCGATCAGGGCGGATATGTAGACATAACCCCTACCGGATTTACACCTTTGTCTAGCATTGGCGTAAACGGCGGCTATGGCACGTTTAATTACAATGTATATAAATATGGAACGGCTCGTACTGCTCCGTCTCCTATTTATTCACCATATGCCTATTGGACCATGAGCACATGGGGCCAAGATGTTATTTTGACGGCTAATAGCGACGGTCGCCTTTTCTATTATAACGTCACAACACCAACCACGAAGCCGACGGTTATTAGTGGTGCTCCCACTAATAATAGGGCAGTTATCGTGACGGAAGAACGTCATGTGATGGCGATTGGCACTGACAATAATCCTCGCCGCGTGGCTTGGTCCAGCCGTGAAGATTACACGGATTGGAACTACTCCAGCACGACCAACACGGCTGGTTTTCTGGACCTGTCCACCAAAACGCCGCTTCAGAAAGGCGTTCGCGTCAAGGAAGGCATCCTGATCCTTTCTTTGTCGGATGTCTATTTGGCATCTTATCAAGGTTTGCCATACGTTTACGGGTTTAACCGCCTGTCCGATACGTCCCTGATGCACCCTGATAGTGTAGCTACATTTAACGGTAAAGCGGTATGGCTTTCCCGTACTGGCTTTCAGCTTTATGCCGGTGGTTATGTTCAGCCGCTTGAGTGCCCGATTCTGAACGACATTCTGGGAACTATGGACCCGGCTTATGGGCCATTTCGTATGCACGCCTCACACAATGGCGCTTATCCAGAAGTCTGGTTCTTCTGGGCTGAAGCTGGGCAGACAGAGTGCAATCGCTATGCCATCTGGAACTATGCCGAAAACTGGTGGGGTTGGGGTACGCTGTCCCGTTCCGCTATGGCTCCGGCTGAAGTCTACAAAGACCCGTACATGGGAGCCGCAGACGGCAATATGTACGAGCATGAAATCGGCTATCTTGATGCCGGTCAGACCCGCGTGGGCAAGGTCTATGTTGAAACGGGTGCTTTGGGCATTGGAAATGGCGACAACTTCATGGAAGTCCGCCAAGTCGTTCCAGCCACAGGCCACAACTACAATGTGCTAAACATCACATTTTACGGCAAGTTCACACCGGAAGGTGCAGAAACCACATTTGGCCCTTATACGCCCCGCGCAGATGGCTATACTGATACCCGCGTAACCGCCCGTGAAGCCCGTATTCGCTTTCAAAATGCGGCTGACGGTGATTGGTCAGTAGGCAAGGTCAGGCTCGACGTTGCCCCAGGAGCCGGTAGATGATATTTAATGGACCTATCCCGCCAGCAGGGGCGCTACAGCCGTTCTTGCAGCAGTTTGTGGACACGATTCGCAGGGCGATGATTCCTGTTGTCTCCAAAGATGAGGCAACACCTCGCATCCTGCTGCAATCACCCAATGGAACGGTCTATTCCATTACCGTCAGCGATTCAGGCACAGTCACATCTACACTTAATGATGGTAAGTCGCGTGTCTGATCCGATGCCGCCAGAAGAACTTATCCGGCGGCTGAAGAAGGCTCTGGTGCACGGTGGTGGAACCCATGATTGGGTGGACATCAAAACGGGTCTATATGAAGGAATTTACCAGATATTCTGGAATGACGGGGCAGCGGCAGTCACAGAGATCGTTCAAGCTCCTAGAAAAAAGTATCTGAATGTTTTCCTAGCTGCCGGAAGGCTTAATGATGTGGTAAAGTTGCACGATCAGGTCGTGCAATTTGCGGGTGAAATGGGTTGCGATTTCATCAGAGCCACGGCTCGCTACGGGTGGAAGAAATTTGAATCAGACATGGGCTGGAAATCCAGCCATGTCATTTACACTAGGAACATCAAATGAGTGGTGGCGGCGGTACACAGACCACAGTTCAGAAGCAGGAAATCCCGCAGTGGGTTCAAGATGCTGGACAGAAGAACCTAGCGGCGGCTTATCAGGTCGCTGGTAATCTTGCTGAGCCCTATTCAGGTCCTCGCGTCGCCGATATGACGCAAGGCCAGATGGCAGACATTTCAGCCCTTCAAGGGAATGTCGGCGCAGCAAATCCTGCTTTTGCATATGCCCAGAACGCAGCCGCTGGTTTGACCAACTACAACCCCGCTCAGGTGCAGGCACAGACTTTGGCTGGCACTGATCTTTCGTCCTACATGAACCCCTACACCCAGAACGTGATTGGTTCTGGTTTGCAGGCAATTGATTTGCAGCGCCAACAGGCACTCAATCAGGCTGGCGATCAAGCAATCAAGTCCGGTGCGTTTGGCGGTTCTCGTCTTGGCGTGCAGGAAGGCGTGACAAACGCTGGTGCTGCTATGCAGGCTGGCACGCTTGCCTCTCAGCTTATGGCTCAGAACTTTGGTCAGGCTCAGGCAGCGGCCCAGTCTGACATTGCCCGTAATCTTGCGGCTCAGCAGGCTAACCAGCAGGCCGGTCTTTCCGGTGCTGGTCTTAATCTTTCTGCGGCTCAGGGGCTTGGCTCTCTTGCAACCCAGCAGCAGCAGAACTTCCTTCAAGGAACATCTGCGGCCCTTGCTGGTCAGGAATCTGCTCAGCAGCAGGCTCAGGCTCAGATCGCAGCCCAGCAGCAGGCATATCAGGAAGCCAAGCAGTATCCGCTTGAGCAGCTTCAGATTCCGTTGCAGGCTCTCGGCATGACTCCTTATGGTCAGCAGACAACCTCAACCGGTCCTGGCCCTCAAGGTAGCGGCCTGATGACCGGCCTTGGTGCTGCTTCTGCTGGTGTTGGTATTCTCGGCGGGTTGAACAGCTTGGGCGCATTTGGCGCTGGCGGTTTGGCTGCGATCTTCTAGCATGAAGATTCTTCAGTTTTCCGGGGGGAAAGACAGCCTAGCTTGTCTTTATCTACTGAAGAGAGAATGGGATACACTAAACGTTGTCTGGGTAAACTCAGGCGCGGCGTACGATGAAACTCTGGACTATATGAAATACTGGAGAGGCAAGCTCCCCAACTTCATAGAAGTCATGGGCAACCAGCCGCAGCAAGTTGCTGAAGAAGGATGGCCTGCGGATATTGTTCCTATTAACGATACGTCCTTTGGGCGGCTGTTTGTTGAAAGTGATCGGCCCAAGATTCAGTCCTATCTGAATTGTTGTGCCAACAATATCTGGCATCCCATGATGAGCTTCATCAAGCAGTCTGGCGTAACGCACATTGTGCGTGGGCAGCGAGCCGCGGATGACAGGAAGTCCGGCATTAAAAACGGTGATATTATTGAGGGAATAAAGTACGATTTCCCGATCTATCACTGGTCAGATGACCATGTGTTTGAGTTTCTGA